TCGTTTATCGTTGGCATTACCTAGTTACTCCGGCTCGTACTAATGCTGATCCTTCAACAGCTTTATAATCTTTTCCACTAGTTGTTATTTTTACATCATAAACATATCTACCTGGTTTTAATAGCAACGTTTTAGATGCTGCCATTGATATAGAAATAATTCCATTTTCTGGTTGAGATATAGTTGTCCCAAAAGAAACAGAAGTATTACTAGAATAACTTTTTCTCAAAGAAGCTGTTGAAGCAGCTCCAACCAAATAGAGGGGAGCATTAGTTCTGGTATCCTCTAATTGAAAAGAGGTATCAAAATCATAACCCTGTTCAATTGTGATGTTAGATACGTATACTGCCATTATTCAACCAAATATTATATTATCTTTAGATATTTATATTCTTATCCATTGTCAATAATTTAAGAAGTGATTTAATTTCATCAATATCTTGTTTCATTTTATCTAATTCATTTTTTTGCAAATCTTTCTGTTGTAAAGAATTGACATATTCCTTATAAGTCATAGAATCACAATTAACTATAGCACCACTTTTTTCATCACGATATAGGTTAGGATAACCTTCAACTTTTATCATCTTATTGCTATTGTCCTTAATTCTTTTAACCTTGGTGGATATGCTTGATTAGTTCCAGACATTACAATTTTAATTGTATATCCAGTAAATAACTCAAGATTATTTGCAGTGAATTGATATTCTAAGAATTGATTGGATAAACTAGCAGGTACGAAAGTATCTGGTAAACCACTATTCTTAGATTCATCTACTATTGTAAATCCATCTTCATTATTAAATGATAAATTATCATATCCTGGGAATAATTGGAATGATTGTTCAACTTCACTAGAATCTGCTTTTATCAAACTATAAAGCACTCTAAAATCTGCAGAAGAATGTCTATAAGCAGATAAAATAACTTTAATAGATGTTGCTGGATTATTTAAATTTACAGTATTAGATACGTATATTGCAGCATGTGGATCATCTAAAATTGAATTAACTCTTCCATCAATAGGATAATCTACTATTGGTTTATCTAAACGACTATTTCTGAATTCTGTAAATGCAGTATCTAAGTATAATATTGGAGATAAATTACTATCTGACGATGTAAAGTTTATTCCAGTGGTAAATGATTTACTTCTAGGTAAACCACTTAAATACGTAGATTCATTTATTTTAGAACATACAAGTCTGGGTGAAGTTAACGAATTTAATACATTAATACCGACGGGTTCAAATCCACTATCATTAAATGAACCCTCTGAACCGCCAGCACTAGTGCCTGTAACAGTTCTAATTTGACCACTAATAGAAGTTAATGATCCTGGTGTAATAACGTCATATGAAGGAACTAAAGCAGTATAGGAAATATTTTCTGTTGCTCTAACATTCTCACCACCAACAGATGATTCATTTGAGAATTGAAGTCTGGGGAATCCTGCAGGAGTTCCATCAACACTTCTATCAACACCATTTGTTGACATATCAACTGCTATATGATAATCATCTATAGTAATAGGTTCAGCAACAGTATGAGTTTTATTTATTCTTCTTAAAGAAACACCATTAAGTTCATACTTATAAACTAAAGACTTATTATCATGTGAAGATACAATAGTAGAATCTGTTCCTCTACCATCAGTATCAATGGTAAGGGTTCCTGAACCTACAGCATTATATTTAACAATTTCATTACCTATTTTAATATATCCAGGATTAGTAGCAGATACATTTTGACCTTCAAATGTTGATAAATTCGAAGTATTTGCAACACTTACTAAAGTTGTTTCAATATTACTTAATGCGGAACTTAATGTAGTTGGTGCTACACTCGATTCAATATCATTCAATGTTACTTTATTAGTATTAGAATACATTCCATGATCGAAATGTGATACTTTAAAATAATTTCCAGAACGTATGCCACCAGTTGAAGTAGATTCTCTTATCTTGTAAGTAGTTAATCCAACTATACCACCAGTTGCATCACTATAGTAACTTAATCCAAATCCAGCAGATGCACTTTGTTTTGCAAATTCCTTACCAGATCCAACAGAACCAGTTTCACCTTCTATATTTTCAACAAATAGGGTATCTATATCAGTTGATATTCCTGCAATAGTAATTTGAGCACCAGAACCTTGATTTCCAGCAGTAGAAGTTACAATACCAATAACATCACCAATTTGATATCCCGTTCCACGTTCACCTTTAACATTCGTAAATGCTACCTTTTCAATAGCTCCTGTTGTGGAATCTACGTTAGTTATATTTAATTTTAGACCAGAACCACTACCAACAAAATTAAAGGTATCTACAGAAGAATCGGTAGTATAATTAACTCCTGTTTCGGTAGTCTTAATTCCTAAGTTACTAACAGAACTTCCCCTACCAACAATAATAGCAGAACCACCTTTATCACTAACACCAGCAATTTTTTGTCCTACTGTTAATATTCCAACTAATGAAGAATCACTACCAGGAACAGTAGTAATACCAATAGTAGCAGTTTTTGTTAAAGTTCTTATTGGATCATTATTTAATTTCAATATATAATCATTACTTTCATTTAAATCTGGATTATAGAAGAATGCTGTTCCAGTATCTGAAGTAAAGTTTGCTTTATAAAGTTTAAATTTAAGATCTTCTCTTTGATTAGGAGACCATATAGAACCATTCTGTGATTTGAATAAACTTCCAAGTGCAAACTGTCGTGAATATACAGCAGATAATGCATTCTCATCAGGAGGAATATTAGAATCAATATCTGCTAGAGATTTTTCACCCATTTCAGCAGCAAATAATCTATATTCATCACTATTTTCAGAAATAACTACAATTGCATATTCTCTACCTGGTGCCAAATAAATTGGTTCTGGGAATTTTACATTAGTTGCAACACTTCCATCTGTAGATGTTTGTATATTGGGTATAAGATTTCCATTAGCATCTGTTGTTGTAGGTCTTACAGTAACAGTTTTTCCTATAGTATTTAAAGTCGGTAATCCCAATTCAACAGTTCTTACTTGAATCTTGACTGGAGCATTTCCACTATCTATTGTGTTAAAATATAAATCAATCGATGTTAAAAATACACCATTAACATCATCACTTAAATCAATATCTGAAGGTGCTTGAACATTTCCACCAACTATAAATGATTGTGCTAGAGGATCACTATACTCTACATTTTCTGTAGTTACATTAGTGAATGTATTTACATTTGTTAAAGCATCAAAATTGGTTGTAGTTGTTGTTACTTCATTCTGCCATCTATTTACATTTCCTTGAGAAGTATATCTAGATTCTGCAAAAGAAATTACATTACTTCCAGGAACCCCACGTTCATTTGTAGAACTTGAAGTTAATTTAAATGTTTTTGTTCCAGTTTCTATTCTCACTGCTGGAACAGGACTTGCATTTGGATCTTTTAAGAAGAATGTTCCGATAATATCTCCATAATTATCTGAAATTAATCTTAAGTCTTTAACATAAGCTACTGCACCACTTTCTTGCCCAACTAATCTCATTCCTTGAGTTAAATATCCAGAATACAAACCTTGTGCTTCATTTGATAATGATTTTGTATCAACATTAAGAATATTTGATGATGAACTATAAGATTCAGATATAGTTTCTGATTTATTATATGGGTTGATATTATATATTGATGATGAATTATTATATTGTCCAAATTTATGTCTAGGACTAGAAACTCTAAAATTGATTAATTGTACACCATCAACTGTTCCAATAACAGTTTCTCCCACAGAAAATGCATCAGAAGCACCATAGGTGTTTAAAGATGAATCTGTTGCTATTTCAATCAATTTTGGTATAAAATTAACACCACTATTTCCATCAAGGAATTGATAATAACGTGTGGATGGTTTGAGATTTGATACTACAAATTCAGTATTTCTAGATCTCATAAAAGATTCAGAACCAGTTGATACTAATTGATTTCTAGTATTAACATCATCTACACTAAATGCATTTTCAGTAATAGTTTGTCTAGTACTTACTTCTGTAGTAACATTACTACTTGTTACTCTTCCACTATCTCCTTCTTGTCTACGATTTGTTCGTAATACATCTCTACCTTGAATATCAATATTTTGTGTAAATATATCACTTCTAGTAATACGAATATTATTATCTTCTAACTGAATTGTCCTAACCCAAGTATCGTTTCTTGGACTAAGTTCAACAGTTCCATTATAAACAACAACGTTGAATGGATTAACATTGACAGATTTTGTTGCCATTGTTTGTTCTAACCAATCAATTTCTTCATATTTTAAGGTTACTGCATTTCCAGTTTTTTGTATATTTGGATCTATAGTTGGATAATTTTCACCAAAATCTTCATTTTCAGGAATAGATACTTCTAAAGTTGCAAGTTGTGATGCTATAGAATTTCTACTAACAATAGGAATTAATTCATTTGTTACTGGATTTATTTGAATTGAAGATAACTTTGTATTCATTAATGAATAATTATTAAATGGATCAACGAAAAATCCACTCTTAAATCTATTTCTTCCATCAGCATCTTGAATTTGGAGAGTTTGAGTATCAATCTCAAGTAAAGAAAGTGTTGTAACTTGTTCTAAATTCTTTACTCTATCTTCAATAAAACCAATATCCCTCATTGTAAATCTTCTATTATCAATTAAAGTTAAAGATGCATCTTGTGGATTGTAAAGATATGGTGGAAGATTAATAGTTGCTACTTGCATCAACTCATCATTCTTTTCAGGTGCTTTAGGGGTTTTTTCAGATATTCCTTTTTCAACAACAAACTTACCAAATTTATCCAAATATAATTTATCAATTCTAGGTAAATAATATTCATAACCTAATATTGATGATTCATCTGATTTTAAAAGATACTTAGGAACACTATCAAAATTTCTAGAACTAAAATCAAATGGTGATCCAGTAGTAGCTGATGGATCAAATACTGCTACTCTTGGTCTAAAATCTAAAGTGTCTGACGCTCTTATATTAGATGGTCCAATATTTGGTATATCTTCAGTAAATCTTTCTTTGTCATAACTTAAGACAGTGAATACATCACCATCATCTGTAGATGGTACTGAGTAATAATCAAAAACAATTAATAATCTTTTAGCAGGTTCTGAAACTCCATTATTTCTAACAAGTCTAGAATAATCATAATATTGATCTTTTTGCCCCTTATCTAAAGAAAAAGAATCTGTAATAATTTTATAACTACCCGAAGTAATTATTTCAATTTCAGTGGTTAATTTAGACTCGTCAAATACTACAGTTTCTCCAGTTGATAATTTATCACCTGTCAAATAAACAATTTTTAACGTATTTGCTGATGGTGATGAAACAACTCTTGCAATTGCTTTACTTGTATTACCTACTATATGTTCTCCAACTATGGCATTAGTATGAACACTAGCAGTTGAAGTAAATTGAACTTCATCTAATGTTGGATCTGAACTATCTAATGATTCGTAAACAGATACTACCTTTGCTACATCAGGATAATTTAAAGAAATTTCCTCATCTTGTACTCTTACACCATAATACTTATTATAAGTTAATCCATCAGAATTTGAAGTATTAACACCAACTCCAGATTGCTTATATTTTGATCTAGATACTACAAGAGAAGCACTCCTATTATATTGTTTTACTTTACTTTGAATTCCAAACTTACTAAGTGTTGTATCTACTACAACATTACTTTGACTATCTCTTAAACCTCTAATAGTTATAATATTATTGGAAAGTTCAAATTGATCTCTTGCAATGGGTGCTTGTATACCAGTTGAATAAGTTACAGAATATCTTTCTTCGTCAAATGCTTCATAAGCAGCACTAGTAATTCCTACAGATGAAAGATCGAAAGTAAGTTCACCACTACCATCAGTTGCCTCTCCAGTTATTTGCTCAGAAATAGTTAATGTTGATCCAGTAAGATCTACTGTAGAAACATTATAATCTGGCAATTCTACATACAACCCACCTTCATTTGATATAATAGGTCCCATAGCATATGGAGTAACTAATGAATCATTTGTTCCAGTTAATATTTGACCATCAAAAACTCCAGTAACACCAGCACCAATTCCTCCATTAATGGCACTATTTGCTATCGAACTTATTCCTATTGTTAATTTATTAGAAGAAACAGAAGTTACTCTATTATAAGTTTCTGTCGAAAATCCAGATCTTTGATATGAAATAATAGTATCTGTTCCTATACCAGCAAATGGAAGTCCTCCAGCCGCTACTGTTGCTACTCCACTAATTACTCCTGGAATTGTTATCTGATTAATACTACCAGGCATTCTGAATCTTTCAAGCACAGAATCAGCAGTGAAATCGGGATAACCAGAAGCTCCAGTTTGTTTTACTGATTTTATATTTTGAGTTCCATATACAACAAACTCTTTAATGATTCTTGAAATTTCTATTCCATTAACAATTAGTCCTTCACCTTTAACAAAATTACCAGAAGTTTGTCTTAAGTAAATATATTCACTATTACCACCAGCATAAACAGCATAACCACTAGCACCACTATTCTTACCTTTTACAAAAGCAGTAGTGGGAATATCATCAGCATCAACACTTTGATTTAAGGTTAATTTGGTATATGTTTGAATATCATATAATCTTAAGTCATATTCTGTAGAACCATTTGAATATTCAGAAGAAGTAAGATTGATTGTATATACTCTTGCATCTCCTATTTTTGCACCACTATCACCTACTAATCTATTATATAAATCTATAGTTGCTCTTTGTTTTGGCGTTCCTGTTACATTATTAACTTTCAATAAATTTCCCATATTAAATGGGATACTTGAATTAGATATTATTTCAGTATCTCTTGGTTTATCTGCATCTATAATAGTTGTTCCTATTTTTTCAACATCATATCCTCTTACATATGCCTTTCCTGGAGATACTTTAAGACACATTAAATCATCAGAAGGTGTATTGCCATCTTCTGTTTTTTCATTATTGAAATATACACCATTATTACCTAACCTATCATTCAAAGAATTATGTATTGATGGATTAAATTGATCTATTGTATAATCACCAGATTCATCATAAGTTCTTTCTGCCAAATAATCACGAATTATATTATATTGGGTTTTTGAATTAAATTTCTGTATTCTACCATTTTTAACTCTTAAAATTTCAATAAAATCAGTATCATTAGTATCAGTTAATAGTTTTTTGGTAAGTGATAAACTTATTTTAAATCTATCTGCACCTGGAGCAGCATAATTAGTAAATCCCTTAGCATTATCAAATAATGAATCATCTTCTTTAGCATTAACAATAACTTCATCAACCTTTAATCCAACTCTATAAGATGGAGTATTAGTATAATAATCTAGAATTATAGTTTCTTGTGCAATATTTACAAAATATCCTCTAACAAAAAATACTCCATCTTGAATAGACGCTGCTGATCCTATAGAAGTTGCATTTGATGATATTAAAGATGCAAAAGGTGTTCCTGCAACAATTGTGGTATTTCCATATTCTACATTTTCAGTAGCACTTAAAGATTCACCATCTTGAAATTGAGTAAATACGAAATTATCATCAGAATCTATATATTTTACATATATTGTTATATCATCTACATTAGCACCAGAAATTTCTACATGTTGAATTTTTGCTGTAGTTCCAGATACTTGTCCTGTTATTTTTTTTCCTATAAAATTATTAATGTATAAAGATATATCAACCCCTAAATTAGAAGAATTTAATTTTACAGCATAAAATTGCCCATCATATGTGAGATTACCTGGAATAATTACAGATCCTTCCTTGAACATATGACCGCCGAAGGACTCTACTTGTCCTTGAAGGATTGATTGTAAAGAAGTTAATTCTCTTGCTTGTACTGGATATCCTGGTTTAAATAAAACTTTATAAAAGTTCTTTTCAGAATCAAAATCATCATAATATGGACTAATATTTAAATTGGTTTTTTGTGTCATTTTTCTTTAAAATTCCAAAATAATTTTGATGTCTTCTTTTTGTCTAGAATCTCTTTGTACCAGAGGTCTATTATTCATATAAATTATATCACCTGTCTTTTTATTTATCTCTGGATTAGCAAGTCCATCTGTAAAAACAACTCCCAAATTTACGTCTTTTGAATTTATGGTAGTTTTAATACCACTGAATCCAGTATCTACAGATCCAGTAAATGGGGAAATACTATTTCCTGAAGATTCAAAAGATAATATTTTAGAAGTGCTACTGACAGTATTAACATCAGTTTGATCTTTCTCATTTCCAAAATATAAAGATCTATCTTGGAAGTATTTTATAACTTGAGTTTCAGAATCATATGACGCAATATAACCTTTAGCAGTTCCTCCAGTTACTGTTTGTTCCATTTTAACTCCAACAGTAGGTGTTGAACCAGTTGAAGTAAGTTTTATAGAATATAAAGATGAATAATCACTTCCACTAAAAATAGATGAAGAAGTAAATTCAGTTGGATTTTTTATAATACCAACTTGAGAGAATTTAGTATCAACTGGAAAATCTCTAGTTGAATCATCAAATCTAGCATATACCAATACTTTATCTGTGCCTAATTCAGTATAGATATTATATCCATGACCTTTTGAAGGTGGAATAATTGGTATTAATTTAGCAGGATCTGGAATAGATCCAGAAGGTTGTAGAGTTCCTAAATCAACTACACCGAAAGTATATCCACTTCCACCCGTAACTACCAATGCTTTAGTTATTGTTCCTGCAGAATTGACAGTAATTGATACTTTTCCTCCACTTCCATCACCTAATATATCAACAATTCCTGCAGAATAGTTTGCACCACCATCTGCAATGTATATTGCTTTAATTTGATTTTGATTAATATCAGAATCACCTGCTTCTCTAACATTTTGAATTTGACTATCTATTGAAGTACTCCAATCATTAGGAACTACAACATACTCTGTAGAATCAAATTTTATAATATCACTTGGAGAAACTGAAAATAAGTATTTCCAAATATATCCATCACCACTTGTTCCAGCTGCTGTAGGTTCTAAATCAGTAAAAGTTGGTTCGTCTTTAGATACATTACCTTTCAAATTAGATCCTGAAGAACCATTTTCTATACAAACATAAACTCTAAAATCACTATTAATTACATAATAATTAGAATCATATAATCTACTTGTATTGGAATTTGGTGTAGGATTTGAAATACTATAGTCATGACGATACATGTCATAACGTGTATTACTACTCCAATTAACCTTTCTTATCAATCTTCTAACATTACTGCTAGTAACTTTTTTACCAAATAAAGCAGTATCTCTATAATGATGATTATACTGCAAATTATCAGTTGGATTTGGGGTATTAGTATTCCATTCATTATCTGAAGTGGTTCTACCAAAACCAGATGCAGGATTTGCTGGATTCGGAAGTCCTAAAAATACATAATACGAATTATTAGTATCCAGTACAGAATCTACAAAATTACCTGCATTTAATATTCTAAATTGATCTGTTACGACGGCTGGCATCTTAAATAGTTTTTTAGATATTTATAATAGTTTTGGAAGGGCACCAGTACTTCTCAATCCAGTGCCTCTTCTTTGTATAGTTGGGAACGTTGTTATTCCAACATCTATGGTGTTACCAGTTACTTCTATAGACACTGGAGAAGAAGATCTACTGATTCCACCTAATTTACCCCAAGAGAACTTACCAAGGGTCTGTGTGCCTGTTGTAGTGGCAATTCCAACTGGATTACTTGCCATAAGACAGGTAATAATACCTGTAGTGCCAGATGTCTCTACATGCTGAATGATGTATATATTATCTAAGAATGTAGTTCCAACACCAACCACAGCAGAATCACTTCCTGTATTATCAATTGATGTTCCACCATGTCCCACATTAGTTTCAAAAATATAAATTGGATTTCCTACATCCATTCCAGTCCATGTTGAATTAGATTTACTCAAATTGAAAGTAAATCCTAAAGTAGAAACACCAACAGTTGTTGCACTAACACCAGTTACAATTCCAGAGAATCCTTGGATAACATCAATACTACTAATATTTTCAATAGTTGGATTTGGTGGAGAAACTAAAATATCTGGTGCAACTGTATATCCTAACCCAGAATTAGTAATTGCAAATCCATTTACAGTTCCAACTCCAGATATACTCAATGTTGCTGTTGCTGTTGTACCAATACCGACTCCAATTTGAGAAGCAGGTGCTGTGATTAAAATATTAGGTGCTGTAATATAATTACTTCCACCATCAGTAATATGCAATCCAGAAATAGTTCCTGCAGCAGATACCGTAGCTGTTATAGCAGCAGAAACTGGATATGAATCCTCAGAAACTATTAATCCTGAGAAATCATTAGCAGAATCATAATCAAATAATTCTGTGCTATCAACAAATATTGAAGTTTGTGATGTATCAATATTACCAATTATTTTTGCTGTTGGGAATATGAGTGATTCTATAGAATCTCTTGATTTAGATGCCAATTCACCATTGATCATTCTATCTCTCTTTTTCTTACTCCAACTAAGTGGTTTATAATTTTGATCATCTATTCCTATTCCAGAATAAACATTAGATTCAATTTTATCTGTACTTGATAAGTCAAATATAAATCTATTATCTTGTGTTTTTGTTCCACGAATAGAATTATTACTAATAACCTTTACAGTATCACCTTTTTCTAAAGATTTGGATATACCAGTAACTAAAGTATCATCAACATTTCTTGTCCCTCTATAGAAGAATATTGCAACTTTATCTTCCTCTTTTGGTGCTGTTGTAAAGACAAATGATGTTCCACCATCAAACTCATAAGCAACTCCTGGATCTTGAATTATACCATTTATAGTGATAAACAATAAGTTTTGAAGATCAATATAAGAATCTGCTTCTGCTTCAAAACTCAATAATTGATTGTTATAAAATAATGGGAATCTTGTTCTTGAACCATCTTGGAATTTTTGGATAGGATCAATAAAATCAAATTCACCAAACTGCCATGCAGCAAATGTATCAGAATAAATATCATCAATATTTAATTGTAATTTTGATATTGGAGATTGTAATGTTCTGGCAGTAACTAATCCAATAGGTTCAATTATATCTCCACGTCTAAATCCATAACCATTTCTAGAAATATCATATTTACTAACTTCAAACGTATCAGAAGCTACTCCAACAGTTGAAGCACCAGAAACACTAATATCAACAAGAAGACCTGACCCAACATCATCTCCACCTGTTAAACGTGATATTCCCCTAACAGAAAGATCAGAATAACTTGGATCAGAAACAAATATTCTAGGATTGGTATAATTTGTTCCAGCAGCACCAATATTATATGTCAATGCACCACCACTTCCATTTGCAGATTTACCAACATTTACCGTGAATAAAGTTGCAGACGCAACAGTTTCAACTCCTAATACTTTTCCATCACTCCAATTAAATGGATCAGTTGATCTGGGGTATGGATGAATAGTCTTATGACTATCTTGAGCACATGTAAATATTAAAGATCCTGTAGAAATTCCAATAAAACTATTTGCTTTTTTAATAGCATTTACAGCAGTTCCACCAACATAAGTATGTGTATAATTTCCTGCGGTACTAATACCAACTTGTAATTCAAATGTATTAGTGGTTTTGTTTGCAATTGCTATCCACTTATTATAAATTGGATCAGTTATTCTTGGGTATGAATGATTACTAACTCCACCATCTTTATCGCATGTAAATATTATTGAATTATTTACAATCTTAACATAATCACCATTATCAAATCCATGAGATGATGAAGTGATGGTCATTATACCTGTTGTGGCTGTATAAAGAGCACCAGTTATATTTTTAGTTGTTGCTGCACTAAGACTGTGAGATCCACTTTTAATAGTTAATACACCTGTAGTGGGTTCATATAAAGTTCCATTTAGTGCTGTAAGGTTTCCTGGTGTTCCACTAAGTCTTCTAATACCACCAGTTGTTCCACTTACAAATATGTGTGTATTAACTCCAACTGGATGTGCTGTTATAA